AGATGTGCTGCAGTTATATTTGTAGCAGTAGCAATATTACTAGTAGTTTACATAGTAATATCAGAAATTTTGTAATTTATAAAAACCAGACATATGGAAAAGAGAAAAGTAGGTAGACCTAAAAAAGTGGTCACACCAACACCTAAAGTTAAAATTAACTATAGAGAAGCTTATTTACAAGCTTTAGAAGTTATTGATGACTTACATCAGAAAATAGAAAAAGCTGATGAAAGAAAAACAGTATGGATTGATAAGGCTAAAGAAGAATACCAAAAAGCTATAGCTATAATTAGTTTAGTTAAAGAACAAATTGATACAACTGTTAATGATTTAATTCAAGTTGAAGTTACAACAGGTAAAATCACTGCACTTGATGCTATCTATCATGTTAGTATGCTTGAGCGTGTAATTGAAGCTAAGTTTAATTCTGAAACTGAAGAGTAATGAGTAAAATTATTAAGTTTCATGAACAGAATGTACAAACTTTAAAAGTACTTGAAGGTTCAACATGTGTTACTTGTGGTACACATTTAGAACCAGGAGAAAGAGTTTATCTTCAAGAAGATGATACAAAACTTATGACAATGCCAAAGAATGGTAAGCCTGCCGGAGTATCTGTAATTTGTGCTAATTGTAAGTAATGTGTTAGTCAGGATGGATAATCTGTCCTGACTATAATGGTCCCATAGCTCAGCTGAATAGAGCAATTCACTTCTAATGAATAGGCCACAGGTTTGAATCCTGTTGGGATCACCAAGACAGCTGGAACAGACAGCATTATTTATTTATTTATTTAAAACTTAGAATTATGTTAGGAAAACTATTCAAGAGAAAAAAAGAATTAAAGCCTTCTAATGAATTGAAGGTAGCTATTATTGAAGATAGCACAGACAACTTGTATACTAATTTTGGTATTACAGATGAAAGAAGAAATGAATTGATTGAGCTTACATTAGCTAGTTATAAGAATCATAGTAATCTATCTAAATCTTATGAAGAGATTGTTGCAAAGTGTAAACATGTTAATGAAGTCATAGTGTGTGTAATTATTTTTGAAAGAAAGATTAGTCATTCAAAGGAACTTTCTGCACTAGCAAATTTAATTGGATTATGATAAAAGATAATGTAATTGATTCAGCACTAGGGTTTGACTTTAGTGCTGATATTATTGACAATGAAGGTCAATATGTTCAAGTAGGTGCTAAAACAACTTTACCTATAACTGATGAACAACCTTGTATAGGTAATAGAGTTGGTGGTGAAAGTTGGTTTACAAACTTTAATAAAGATCTCTTAGCTAAAGTAAGAGACTACAAAAGATTAAACTTATGAAAATACATGTTGCATATGATGAAACTGATGTAGCTAAAGCATTAACCAAGATTATCAAAGATTCTAATTCAGAAGAGTTTGTAAAATTATTGACTCCTATGCTATGTCAAAGTACTAATGCGGCAAATTGGTTTTTTAAGTTAATGATTGGTAATAAACTACCTGATGTTATTCCAACAGGTACTCTTTGTAAAATCAGTGTCAATAATTTAGGTTATAGTTGTAACAAAGATGCTATTAGAGCTAAATATGGTGATGAGAACGGAAATGTTGTTGTAACTGTAAAAGAATTTAGAGGCCATCATGATTATAGCAGTTACTACGTTCAATATACTAGTGTAGATGTTAGTGGTAATGATAAGATAGATACTACTATGGTGCAAGGTGATGAACTAGAAGTAATTAAGGAAATTTAATGCAGTATATCTCTGGATATGCTTTTCCTAACAAAAATAACAAGGGGGCTTATGTCCCCTTTTTATTGTATTAGCTATATAATGTTTTTTATTAAATTTTAATTTAAACTATATAAAATTTAAATTATATATTTACTCAACTTTATGTGCAAAGAATGTTATATCAGCTTCCAAATGGAAAAGTTATTAATTTAAGTATTGATCAATACTTAGAACTTACTAATGAAGACATACAATATATGATGTCTATAGACTTTGGCGACCATATAATCAATCCTTTTAGTGATTCTGCAATCACACAAAACTCAAAAGAAAAATATTATGACTTTGATTATCTATCAGATGATGAAAGTTTTGATGACAGAATATCAGATGATGAACCATTTGATGATATCATAGACCTTTCAGGTCCTACAGATTAAATATTTATATTGTAATACACAGTATATCCCACTTATTACAGATTGAGTATCTGTGATATAGTATTCTACTCACACATCTATTTATTTTTAAATTTATTATTATGAACACAAAAGTAATTGTATTAGCAGATCCTGCTACAAAAACTGTTATTAACCTATCTGCTAATAAACCAGAATGGGGTTATGTAAGATTGCAACAATTAAGATTTGTTGCTGATGAAAAATCTGGTTTTATGCGTGCTAAAAATGTAACAGCATTATTACCAGCATTAGTTGATGATTTACAAGCTGCTAATTTCTATGAAAATCAAGAAATTACTGGTAGAATTGTTGTAGAAGAATCTTTAACACCATTTAACAAAACTAATCCTGATAGAGATCTTAAAATAGCAGGTGCTACAGGTATTATTTGTAGAGTTGAAGGTGCTCCTATTTATCGCAGAACAAGATTTTCTTTTAATGCTAATGCTCAAGATACACATGTACAACATGATAATGTATCTGAATTAAGAGCTGCGTATGAAACAGAAAAAAGTTCAGCAATGCAACCTAATGAAGATTTCTCTATTAAAGAATGATTTTAACTTATAGGGGGACATAATCTGTTCCCCTTTTTATTTATTTATTTTATTGTATATTATGGAAAAGCTTAAAAATGAGGTAAGAGATTATCAGATGCGGTCAGAAACTGTGACTAGCTATCAACAAGACAGATACAATCAGTATCAAAACTATTTGTATAAGAGAGCATTGTATGGTTTAAGTGCTCTTACACAAGATGAATTAGCTACCATGTGTAGTAAAAAGAAACAAAGAGTTATTAATGTTTATAAGAAAGCTCAAGTAGTTATCAATAAACTTAAACAACAAGCAACTATAAGTTATACTAACTTTATATTTGAAACTTTGTTTCCAAAGAGTCCTATTACTCAAGCTTTACTTGCTGAAACTGAGACAGATGATGCTTTAATCAATAAATTAAACTTTAAAGATTTAGGTATTGAAAAGTCTCAAATTATTACTATCTTTATTGCTGAAGGAGTGCTGCCTAAAAACTTTTTAAGTTTAGAGGGACCTCAAAACCAGTTACCAAGATTGAGAAATGATAAAAAGTAAACTTAAAATGTGTGATGGATGTCAAAAACCATCTATGATCTGGAAGAACCATGGGGGATTCAAGTATTGCAAGTATTGTTGGAGTTGCCAAAAAGCCATTGATACAGACAGTTCACAGAAACCAACTGATTATAAAATCCCTCTGGTTTCTTCTAAAAGAAAAAAGAAAGATGTTGAGTATCTTAAATTAAGAGAAAGATTTCTAAATGAAAATCCAGTATGTCAGGTCTCTGTAACCGGTTGTATGAATGGTGCCAGTGATGTGCATCATAAATATGCCGGTTCAAACAGAGATGCCTTTTATTTGGTTCAAAGTACATTTTTAGCAACATGCAGGTCATGTCATTTGTGGATCCATTCTAACCCAAAAGAAGCAAGAATACTAGGATATTTAAAATAACTTGCTATTATGTAATAATTGTCATATATTTGTAAAAAGATATTATGAAAAATTATTATGTATATATACATGTTAGACTAGACTTAAATGAAGTTTTTTATGTTGGTATGTCTACAATTAACAATGAAGGTTTAATTTATTCAAGAGCTTATAGATCTGCTTTTGAAAAAAGAAAAACAGCTTGGCATGATTATGCTAGAATATGCCCCTATACTGTTAAGATAGTAAAAGAAAACCTTACTAAGGAAGAAGCTTTTAAATTAGAAATGAAGCTTATTAAAAAGTATGGTAGAAAAGATTTTAATACAGGGACTTTAATAAATCAATGTGATGGTGGAGCAGGATTAAAAAATCCAGGTCCTCAATTGAAAAAAAAGATCCAATTTTCTAAAAAACATTTATCTCATGTATATAAACAAGCTCAAAAACCTTATAGTATTTCAGTTAGTGCATATACTAAAGATGGTAATTTTGTTAAAACTTATAATAGTATAAATGACGCATGTAAAAATGTTAATTGTTTACATGCTGATATTACAAGAGCTATTAATGGTAGAAGATTTTTAATTGCAGGTTTTCAATGGAGAAAGTATGAAATTAAAACTGGTATAGGTAAAGTACCTGAAAAAAAGCAATGCAATAAGCAAATTGGTCAGTATGATTCTAATACTAGCACCTTAATAAAAGTTTGGGAAAGTGCTTCTCAAGCATCTAAAGATCTAAATATATCTAGAACAGGTATTAATAATTGCTTAAAACAAAAAAGCCATACAAGTGCTGGGTATATTTGGAAATTTATTTAAATCTTAAACAACAAGAATAATAACCAACTAATCCTGCAGAAGCCAGAACATTGGGCTGGTTAAAATAATTTATTAACTGATTAAAAATTCTGATTATGAAAAATGATTTTATTAAAATTCCTGTTACAACAAATTATAATATGTTTAACAGATTACCAATGCAAAGACCAACATTGTCTAAGCATACACAAGAATTAGTAGAAAGTGTTCGCGTATTAGGGAACACAAGACAAGTTATTTGTTGTAAAGTAGATTTCTTTACAGGATCAAAATTAACATATGTAATAGATGGTGATCATTTATTAGATTGTTGTAGAAGAGAACAAATTCCGGTAAGATATGAGTATGTTGAAGTAATTGACAAAGAAGATCTTATTAGAAAAATGGCTTATTATAACAATTCATCTAAGTCTTGGCAGTTAAAAGATTACATTCATGCATTTTCATTTTATAGTCCTGATTATGTTAAACTTAGTGAGTATATGGGGTTATATAATTTAGAATCTTTAATGATTGCAGCAATTTGTAATAATAATAATTCATATAATAGTGTTTCTGCTGCTAGTGCTAAGATTAAAAATGGAGAGTTTAGAGTAACTAATCCTAAAGCTCAAGAAATGTGTAAAGCATTTAGTGATCTATTTATTAAGATTGGAGTTGCTGATAGATGGGTTAAGAAACAATTCTTAACTGTATTTATTCAAGCTTATCCTACATATGATCATAAGAAAACATTAGCAAATATTGAGGAGCACATTAAAACAATTAAAGTTATGTCAGATCCTTCTTATGCTAATAAATTTATTCAAAAGAATGTATTCAATTTAATTTAACATGGACAGACAAGACATACAACTAGAAGCATTAGCTGCTACTGATAGTAAACAAAGAAGTTCAATCTGTTTAGGCACAGGGGTCGGTAAGACCCTTGTTGGCCTAAACTATATTGAGAGAAACAGTACACCACTAATGAGAATACTGGTAGTTGCTCCTAAAAAAGCAATATTTCAGTCATGGAAAGATGATGCTGAAAAGTTTAATATGCATCATTTATTAGGTAGAATAGTATTTACTACTTACTTAAGTCTGAATAAGAAAGATCCAAAAGACTTTGATATTGTATGTCTAGATGAATGTCATTCATTACTTGATAGTCACCGGGGATTTTTGCAATTATATAAAGGTAAAGTACTAGGTTTAACGGGTACTCCACCTAGATATAAAGATTCAGAAAAAGGTAAGTTAGTACATGAATTCTGTCCTGTAGCATATACTTTTAAAGCAGATGAAGCTATTGAGAACGGTATCTTAAATGATTATCAAATCATTGTACATGAGCTTTACTTAAGTAATCAGAAGAACTTTCCAGTTAATATGAAGAACAGATCATTTATGACATCTGAGGTTCAGAATTATAGTTACTGGTGTAACAGACTAGAAACAGGTTCTGGTCCGGTACATATCATGAGAGTTATGAGAATGAAAGCTATGATGGAGTATCCAAGTAAAGAGCACTATGCTAAAAAACTATTTGAAGATATCCAAAGTAAATGCATTCTGTTTGCTAATACTCAAGATCAAGCTGATAAACTATGTAATTATAGTTATCATAGTAATAATACCCAATCTGAGGTAAACTTAGATTTATTTAAAAATGGTAAGATTAATAAACTTTCAACTGTTTTGCAGTTAAATGAAGGTATAAACATACCAGATTTAAAACAAGGTATTATCATGCATGCTTATGGTAATGAAAGAAAGGCAAGCCAAAGAATTGGTAGACTTCTCCGTCTTAATCCTGATGATAAAGCTATTATTCATATCTTGTGTTATAAAGACACTGTAGATGAAAAATGGGTAAAAGATGCTCTAGAAGGATTTGACCAAAGTAAAATACTCTGGAAAAACTTTAACATTACATTATAATTTATTATATTAGTTATATGGATATATCTGATACACACAAACTTATAATGCACAATGATGACATAAATGATTTTCCTTATGTTATGGCTTGCTTGATTAAATTATGTAATCATGATCCTATTCAAGCTGAGCAGTGTGCATTAATTACACATAGTAACGGTAAATGTGACATTAAAAATGGTTCATGGTATGATATGCAATCTATAAGTGAAGATTTAGTATCTTTGGGACTTAAAGTTACTGTAGAAGAACATGAAAGTCATATGCATTAATGATACTAAAAAGCCAGCTAAGATTCCTCAAAATGAGTGGATTAAGGAAGGTACTATCTATACTGTTACTGAAACAGTAAAAATGGGTATCCAAGCAGGTAAGTTTGGATATCTTCTTAAAGAAGTATCATTATCTAAAAATTCTTTTCCTTATGAGTATTATGATGCTGATAGATTTGGTATCTTAGTAGATCAATCATTAGAAAATGCAGTAGAAGAAGAAGAGTTAATTGAAGAAGAACTTGCTGTCTAATTAAAAATCAAATTTTATGAAAGAAATGTTTATAGGAGCAGTATGGCTATATGTTGTGCTGTCTCAAATAATGACATTGTACTTTATGTGGTTATGGTCTCATGATCATAGCTTCTTAAATACAATTACTATTGGGGCCTTAGTATCTGAATTTAAAGGATTATTATTTCCGTTTTTCTTATGAGTTATACAGAAACTGATGTCCGGGATTATTTAACCAATGTGTTTATAATCAAGAAAACAAGAAAAAGAAACTACTTAGATAATAGAAACTATTTACTAGCTTTAATATTTTATAAGTTTAATCTAACTGAAGATGAGTTAGGTTTTATATTTAAAATTGATAGAAGTACTATAAATATATCTAAAAAGATTCCTTATTTCTTGTTGTTATTGCAAGATGGTACATTCATTAAGAATACTACAGAAGTACAAAAGTTATTTCCATTTACTTTTCCTGAACCTAATATAAAATCTAAGCTTAAGCAAAGAAGCAAAGTCATGTTAAGTTTGGATCAAATGTTATATGGCCAAGTAAAGATGTATGCTGATAAAAATGATATGTATATGCATACTGCAATTAGAGAATTAATTAAAAAAGGTTTAGAATTATGGGAAGAATGAAAGAAGTTTACATGCAAGTCATGGAAGCTAATGATGGTATACCAGAAGGTTTAACCATTGGAGAAATGTCTGAAATGAAACAAATGGAAATTTATAACTGGGAATTGTATGAAAAAGAAAAAAGAAAAAATATCTTACTTGATATTGAAGATCCAGAAGAGATCAAAAAGATTGAGCTCACTGAAAGAAACTTCAAAAACTGTCTTAGAGAAGATTTTGAGAAGAGAGAGCAAGAACAAAAAAGAATTGCCAAACTTTATAGGAACTAATAATGAAGAAGGAGATTAAATTATATATGTATTATACTAGTTTGTTTATTGTAGGTATGATGTTTACTTTATCAGTAAACAAAACTGATAAGAGTTTAAAACATACTTCTAATAAAAATACTTTTCATTCTAATCTTGTAAAAGATTGGAGTAATGTAAATAATTCAGAAAAGAAAAAGTATCTAGAACATTTATACAACACAACTAAATCAAACTAAGATGGAAAAAGAAGTAAAAAAGAATTGTTACTATTGTCATTTAGATAAAGTTAAATCTGAAATGCAAGAGATTGGAGTTTGGGTATGTAATGATTGTTTAGAAAAAGCTAATCCTTTAGTTAAAAAAAAGAAATAGTATGAAAGTTGAAATATCTGATTATGAAGAAAAACAGCATTTAATGCTAGTTGCATTAAACATGGCTGGATTAGCTGTAGATTATGTTACAGTAGACTTAATACACAGTACATTGCTAAAATTTACTGAAAAAGGTGGTAATATGGATATGTTAGATGCTGTAGTTGTTAAAGAAACACATGCAAAAAAATGGGATAACTACTTTAAACAACAAGAACAATGAAACAATCAGCAGTAGAATGGTTAGGTGAAAACTTAATTACAGAACCTTATAGTGAGCAAGATTTTAAATACAATAATGAGTGTTGGAATAAAGCCAAAGAAATGTTTGAGCAACAGATTAAAGATGCTTATCAAACAAGTCATATTTCAATGATGACTGCAGATCAATACTATAATGAAAAATTTTCTTAAATTTACTACAGTATGGATTAGTCAAAACTTGGCTATTCCATTCTGGACTATTGGTCATATTCATTTAATGACCACTGTGTATGAAGATGTTATGGAAATAATTGCTTCCTTTGGTATGAATATCATAGTAGCAATTGGTTTCTGGATTAATTATAAAGAATATAAACAAGAAAAAACTAAAAAATTATGAAAAAGATTATATTTGCATTAACATTGTTATTAAGTTTAACAACTTTTGCACAAGAAACAACAGTAATAGGAGATAATATCTATCTTAAACAAGATGGTGATTTTAGAACTGTTATATTTAAGTATCCAGATAATGATGGTGCTATATCATTAGCTAAGTCAGATAATAAAATAGTTTTATTTTTGAGTCTGTTAGAAGGTTACCAATTTGGGAACAGTGGAGATGCTACTTTTGTTATTACTTTTAAAAAAGGAGATAGATTAACTGAGTACACTACTTATGGTAGAGTTACAGAAGGTCTTAAAATGGCTATTGTAAAAAATAATATTAAAGATGATGCTGCATTCTTAACAAGTTTCTTAGCATCTGATTATATGATGATAGATATGAGTGGAGATACTTACTTCTTTAGTTTAGATGAAAGTACTAGAGCTTATCAATTTTTAAAATAATTTATTATGGCTGATATATCCATGTGTTCAGGACAAGATTGTCCGATTAAAGAAAAATGTTATAGGTTTACAGCTCCTAAAAGTCTTATAGCACAAAGTTATTTTGCAGAAGCTCCGGGTAAAACAGAAGATGGTAAATTTACTTGTGAAATGTACTGGGGTGATAATAATGAAGCTGTATGGAATCAACTAAAAGATATAACTAATGGGAAAGATAACACTGACATTTGATTCTAATGAAGAAGCAGAAGAAGCTAGAACAGCTTTGGATGCTGGTAGATGGAAGATATTAGCTTGGGATTTAGATCAATATCTAAGAGGCAAAATTAAATATTGTCCAGATAATGAAGATCCTGCAGCTTATGAGACAGTCAGAGAAAAACTTAGAGATATATTAGAAGAGTATAATTTAAACCTAGAGTAAGATGAATGCAAAAAAAGAAAACTACAAAGTAGAAGAAATCCAGAATGATGGATTAATCAAGTACATAGTAAGAAAGAAGGCTTTCTTATTTTTCTGGAGTGATGTCAAAGATCACACAAATCAAGTTATAGTATATGATTCTAAAAGAAAGGCTCAGGCATACATTAACTTCCTTAAGTAGCAAATTTTACAGATGGCTGTTAGGAAGAGAGATATTTTTAAAGCTACTTAAGAAAAGACATGATAAAGATGTGGAGTATAGAGTGAAAAAACGCTTTATTATTAGACCTATAGAAACTTTTTTAACAAGAAGTTATCCTGGTATCACTTCTGAACAAGAATTAATGCTGGCTACTAAAAGGTATTATAATTTTAGTAAAGTTGATGAGTTTAAATTAATGGCTGAATTTATGAGTATTTATAGAGACGTTTCTGGAATGAAAGACTTAGTCAAAATTATTGTTGAAGAACATTATCATATGACTAAAAATGTTGATCAAAATTTGCATTATTTATGGCATCTCTATAATCATGGTACAAAGGCTGGTGAATACCGGCCTTTTATTTTACTAGCAGAGATCCAATTATTAAAAGCTTTAGATTATATAACTGAAGATGAAGCGCATAACATGTCTAACATGATGCAATCTGAAGATACTGATAATCTAAATCTTGTATATCTTTCTATACTTAATATGAGAAAGAAAAGAATAGAAAAACATGGAGAATGGGGTATAGGTCCAGCAAGTGTAAGACTTAGTGAAATTGTAAAGGACTATCCACATACTGTATTATCTAAAGAATTATTTATAGCAACTTTTACTAAACAGGTATGACAGAACAAGATTTAATTGATTTAGGCTTTACTAAAGTAGATATCAATGACTCAGAAAGTCAAAATGGATATGATTATCATTATTATAATCTTGAAGTATTTGATAATTTAACATTAAGTTCCGTAGATAGTGATGAAGTAAAAGATGACCAGTGGTTTATTTATAACCTAGACTGGCCACTTAACTTCAAAATATCTGATAAAGAACAAGTTATTCAGTTTCTAGAGATCCTTCATTGTCCGCATCAGAACGCAGTTTAGCCTTTTCAGCAAGAATATTAAAGATAACTAATGTAGCTGCTGATTTCCAGCACTCATCAATTTTTTGAGAAATTAAATCCATAGGAGCAGGTGTTGTTAAAACTTCACCTGTTCTTAAATGGATTTTAGTTCCTGCATCAGAATTCATTGCATTAACAAATGATATTCTAGTTATATGAGTAACATTAAGATGCTCTATATAAGGACCATCTTTATCTGTAAATTCTATTGCTAAAAACATTAGACTATTTGATTACCTTCTATTTTATAATTATTTACTTGAACCTGGCCACCTACTTTCTTTAAGATAGCAAAACCATGGTTCCATTCATTGATCTCTAAATACTCAGGAGTAAGCTCACATAAACATCCAAGGCTATAACCACGGATAATTGTTGACTCTCCTGGTCCATAGACTCTTTGAATACTAGAACTAGTTTTATGAAAGTGATTGATAAGACAGTTAGTCTTTAATCTCATTAGAGCTGTACGGGCTGGTACTACACCACCTGCACCTGGAATTTTATCTCCATGTTCTATTAAGAAGTCACCAAAGACAACTTTAGATCTAAATGGAATGTATTGTACACCATATTCTGCAACATGTAATAAGACATCTAGTCTAAATTCATCCATGTCAATTAGCTCTGATGCTTTTACTCTAAGGTATCTTTCAAATCTATTTTCATGGTTACCCGGAATTAAATAAATTGGAATACTTGGGAATCTAGATCTACAATAGTCTAGAAACTGTCTACCGGCTTCTATTTCTTGTTTGAAATGAACCATTCTTGGATCTTTCTCATGGAATGAAAGCTGATAGAAGTCTAATAAGTCACCATTGATGAATAAAGATTCAATCTTTTCTTCTTCCATTTTGGCAAATGCTACTTCTATAGCATCATTATCTTGGTAAGGAATATGAACATCTCCAATGATGCCTACTGATTTGGTTCCCGTAGGAAATACAAAAGTATCACGCTTGCTAGCATAAGACTCTGGTAAGAATTTTTCTTTCATAGTAAATTCTACTTTAAGTTCTTGTTGATGTGTTTTATCTTTTAATTTTTTTCTATGTTTGTCTCCCATTTGACCTCTATAATACCTTACTTTATTATATACTCTTTCAAAAGAATAAAATGTAGGGTGTTCTGCATATATTTTTCTGGCTAAGGTTAGAGAAGGAGCATTAGGAAAATTAGAAAGATACTCTAATATTATATCAGTATCTTTATCTCTATTGTTTTTAACAGTCATATTTTAATCAATCTATTATTAATATACAAAAAATAATCAACATGTTTACTGTAAAACTAATCAAACAGGATGGAAAGTTAGTTTATCCTAATGATAAATCCAAGTTAAATTATCAATTATTTTTAGATAAATTATCTGAAGGCCAAGAAGTTGAGATGTTTATTGGCTTAACATCAGAGAATGCATCAGTTGCTCAACTAGCAAAAGTGCATGCATGTATAAGAGAATTAGCTAAAGAATCTGGATATAACTTTAATGAAATGAAACAATTAATTAAAGAATCATCAGGTTTATGCTATGAAGCAGAACATGCACAAATATGTAAATCATTTGCTGATTGTAGCAAAGATGAGTTAGCTTTAGCAATTGAAGCTTGTATTGCAATAGGAAGAGATAATTATAATATGAACCTTACTTAGGTTCTACATAACCTTCATCTCCCGGTTGAAGAACTTCTTTTTCTTCTATATGATTATTAGTTTTTGCTTGATGTTCTATTTCAGCTAATAATAAAGCAACAGTATAAAAAGATCTTTGAGCATCATCTAAGTCTTCATACTTCTTAGTCATTATACTTTTCATATATTCTTCTGATTTATCAGTTAATATATGTTGATATAAATAATAAGACAAAGCTTTTGTCATCATGTAAAAGTTTTTATTTACATTAATAGAGATAAGAACATCAGGTTTTATTTCTTTAACTTTTATAGCCATAACAATAATTTTAACAACAAATTTAATATATTATGTCAAATATAATCAATATTGAGGAATATAAACAAAAAATATTTAATAAACTTGAGCCAAATGGTTGGGGCAGAGTACTTAAATCTTTTATATTTAGCACTGAATTTAATGAAATACTTTTAAATTTACATAATTTAAGTTCTAATGGTAAAAGATTTACACCTCCTTTAAAAGATGTATTTAGAGCATTTGAAGAATGTCCTTATGATGAACTAAAAGTAGTTGTAATTGGACAAGACCCTTATCCTACAATAAATGTAGCAGATGGCATATCATTTAGTTGCAGTAAAACTGATAGGGAACAACCAAGCTTAAGATTTATTTTTGATGCAATTCAGAAAGATGTATATCCTAATGAACTATACAATAGAGATAAAGACTTAGTTAAATGGTCAAAACAAGGAGTATTAATGTTTAATACAGCTCTTACAACAGAAGTAAGTAAGATTGGTCAGCACTATAATATATGGCATGCATTCAGTGCTTATGTGTTTGATTACTTAAAGAACTTTAATCCCGGATTAGTTTATGTTTTCTTAGGTAAGAAAGCTGAAGATTGGGAAGAGAGCTGTGGTGAAAATTGTACAAAATTTATGGTTCCACATCCGGCAAGTGCTGCCTATAATGGATCAAAGTGGAACTCTAAAAATGTATTTAATGAAGTAAATGAAGTTTTACAGCATAATTTTGCAACTAAAATAATTTGGTAATGGTAGAAATATTTAATAGATTAGTTCAAGAAAACATATCACCAAATGCATATTATGTATTGCATTGTTTACATCAAAAAGTAAAGCCACATAATTTTGTAAGTGCTTCATTAGAATGCACAAGACTAAAAAATGATAAATGGCTTGACAAAGATTTGAAATTAACAACAAAAAGTATTATCTTTATAGAGGAAATTAATAGTTTCTTCAAAAAAACCAAGAAAAAAACTTCTCAATTATTACTAGGTCAGGACTTTACAGATAAAATCCAGGAGTATGTAGAAATATTCCCTAATAGGAAACTCTCCTCTGGAAAATATGCTAGAGTAAATGCCAAGAATCTTGAAGTTAGTTTCAGATGGTTCTTTGAAAATTTTAATTATGATTGGCCAACAATTTTGTCAGCCACAGAAAAGTATGTTGATGAATACAGTGTAAGGAACTATGAGTTTATGAGGACTGCACAATATTTTATCAGGAAGCAAAACATAGATAAATCTTTTGAATCTGATTTAGCAACATACTGTGATCAAGTTAATAATTCTTTGGATGAGGATACTAATTATTTTAAAGAGAGAATTGTATAATGAGAATCAGCAAAAATGTGATTTTAACTTTTTGGGCAATTATAGGTAGTATTATAGCTTTCTTCATTGTTGATTTATTTATTGTAACTGTTACAATAGGTCAATATATAGCAATTGAAGTTATTATAAGTATACTACATTATATGTACAACAAAGCTAAAGTCCAGACTTTAAACAATTAAATTATGGCAGATTTATTTAATGGAGCCAGGCCGCTAAAGCCTGTTAGTGAAAGAGATGCTTTAAGAAAAGCTATCTTAAAAATCAAAGCAAGAAGAAAAGGGGAGTTACAATCTCTTAAAAGTGCATGGCCCAAATTTAATGATGCTTTTTGTGATGGATTAGAATGGAGAACTATCACCATAGTAGGTGCTAGACCCGGTACTGGGAAAACTTTATTCATGGAACAGTTGATTAGTGATATTATTGAACACAATGCTGACCAAGAATTTAGAGTTCTTAAATTCCAGATGGAGATGGTTGATGAAACCAGTGGGGTAAGAAAATTAAGTCTGAATACAGGTGCTGATTACAATACTCTTATGAGTAAGGGGGGACATCCCGTAGATGAAAAAATATTCTACAAATGTGTAGACTATTATAATAAAACCACTAATAGTGATTTTATTAATGTTATTTATGATGCATGTACAGTAGATGAGATGTGTGCTACAATTCATTATGAAATGGAGCAAAACCAAAGAGAAGATGGTACTTATACTAACTTACTTGTTGGCATTGATCATTCTGCACTATTTAGAGTAGGTAAAGGACAAAAGGATAAATTTGAGATGTTAAATAGCTTAGGTGAAGCTCTCACTATGATGAAAAAGAAATATCCAGTTGCTTTTGTAGTTCTTAGCCAATTAAATAGAAACATAGATGCACCAGATAGACAACGGGATGGTGAATATGGAAATTATATTCTTGATTCAGATATCTATGGTTCAGATGCTTTATTGCAACATGCTGATGTAGTTATGGGAATTAACAAACCTTCAATTAGAAAAATTAGACAATATGGCCCAGAGAGATTTCTTATCAATGATGAGGACATGTTGGTGTTTCACTTTTTGAAGTCAAGAAATGGTACAACTAGAATTAGTTTCTTTAAACTAGATAGGACTACCATGAGAATTATTGAAATAGACACTCCTGCCCAAGCAACAAAGAAAATGTCAATTTAAAAAACAATTATGAATGTAAGAAAAGAAAAAGAAAAAGAATTTTTTGTCCAACACATGGATACCTTTAGAGCTATTGGTAACCCGGACCCATTTTTTATTATCAAAACAGCCTTTTTTCAAAAAGGTAAGTTTGGTAGACATGTTCAGTTTTTTGAATCTGAAGTGGGTAAAGGAGAAGATATCTATGTTGAGTTCTATGATAATGTTACTGATGCAAATAATGTTGTTACAAATGTAATACCATTTTCAGAGGATAGACAATTATTTAAGTACAAGTACAATCCTTTCTATGTAGAGGAATATGAAACTAAAACTGGTACAAATTATAAGGGTGAACCTTATGTATTGTATACAGTCCCTGTATCTGAAATGTGTGCAGTTCTAAAAGATGGAACTGAGATTACACATGCTCTTTATGAAAAGAGAAAAGCAGATGCTGAAACAAAAACAAAAGAAGAAGAATTACCAAAATTACAAAGTAGTTTATTTCCTGATTTTGAAGAAGAATTTCCTAAAAAAGAAGAGACTGCATCTATTTCAATAGCTGATATTCTTACTGGTGAGGATTCTCCTATGTCAGATATGACTATTACTGATTTTGCTGCAATTATGTGGAAAAAACCAGTAAGTAATAAACTTTGGTTAAATTCATTAATATCTAAACAATGAGTATAGTACTTCCAACAACAAAAGTAAAATCAGAATCAACTAATCCTAAAAGATTAATTATTTATTCTAAGCCAAAAACTGGTAAAACTACCGCATTTGCAGGTTTAGATAATAATCTTATTATTGATTTAGAAGAAGGTTCTAATTATGTAGATGCTTTAAAAATTCAAGTAAGCTCATTACAAGAATTACTTGAAGCTGGTAAAGCTATCAAAGAAGCAGGTAAACCATATAAGTATGTTACTATTGATACTGTAACAGCCTTAGAAGATATGGTTGGTCCTCTTGCCGTAAAGTTATATAAACAAACCAGCATGGGTAAAAATTATGATGGAGACAATGTCTTATCATTACCTAATGGTGCAGGATATTTATATTTAAGACAAGCTTTCTTTCAAGTGTTAGATTTTATTGATACTTTAGCACCCCATATTATTTTAGCTGGTCACATTAAAGACAAGCAAATAGATGATAAGGGAGAGATGGTATTAGCTGCAAACATTGATTTGACAGGTAAAATTAAATCTTTAATCTGTGCAAATGCAGATGCAATAGGTTATATGTATAGAAAAGGTAACAAAACTATTCTATCATTTAAGACTAGTGAAGAAGTGACTTGTGGTGCAAGACCAAAGCATTTAACTAATGAAGAAATTGTAGTTTCTGAATTGAATGAAAAAGGTGAACTAGAGTTTCACTGGGACAAAATTTATGTATAATAACAAATAAAAAATAAAACAAAATGGCTTTAAGTACAACAGACTTAGGAACAGGTGGATCAGGAATGGCAAAAACAATTGCACCAGGTAATCACACTTTAAAAATTAACAGTATTGTCTTGGAAGACTTTACATTTATTGATGGTGCAAAACACATGATATTAAATGTAGAAACAGAACCTTTAGAAGGATTTGAAGGTTTCATGATTGACAAAGATGATGCAAGTAAAGGTCATTATGCTGGTCAAATTGGTAGAATCAAAGCAAGTCAGTATGCATTTGCAGACGGTGAGACTAAAACTGGTATCAAGATCCAAAGAGATAGATCAGTTCTAATCTTCTTACAAAACTTATCTAAAGCATTAGGAGTAAGTGATTGGTTCACATCTCAAGATGGTAAACATGATACTATTGAAGACTTTGTAAGTGCATTCAATAAAAGTGGTGTCTATAAAGATATCTATCTTGATTTCTGTATTGCAGGTAAAGAGTATGTTGGTAAAACAGGTTATACTAATTATGATATGTATTTACCAAAAGCTGATAGAGGTACTTATGTTTACACTGAAACTGAAGGTGATAAACTAATGACTTACAATGAGGCTCTTCACTTGAAAAAAGCTGAAGTAAAAGAAGTAAACAAATTTGGTGATGATGATGATAATTTATCTATCCCATCTAAAACATCTTCTGATTTCTCTCTAGATTAATTTTAATTAATTAATGGGGATGTCAGATAAGGTGTCCCCATTAATTTTTAATTATCTGATTATGATTTCAACTAAGAATATAATATCTAAACTTTCTCAGGTGCCAATAGAATGGCCTTTTGAATATTATTTAAACTTAAAGGAAAAACTTTTAGGTCAAGATATTAAAATACTTTCTGCATTTAATTCTAAAGATAAGATACCATCTATGTTTATTTACATGGATAGTAACAATATGATTTATAAGTTTAAGGATTTTTCATCTGGTTATCAGGGAGATAACATACAATTAGTAAAGTTATTGTTTAACTTACCTGAAAGAGGAAATGCTGTTAGTAAAATAATAAATGATTATCAAGACTATGTTCTAAATCATAATGTACAACCTAAAACAGAGTTTAAATTCCATGATAAATTCAAAGTAGTTGATTATGAAATGAGACACTGGACTAACTTAGATTCTATTTTTTGGACAAGCTTTAAAATTAGCTCTACACTTTTGACAACATATAATGTGGCACCTTTGGCATATTTTACTATGGAGAAAAAAGAAGAAGATGGTTCTACAACTTCATTTGCATTTAATAAACCTTTCTTATATGGTTATTTTAGAGATGATGGTGAACTGTATAAAATCTACATGCCTAAGAATATAAATAAGAAGTTTATTAAAGTTCAAAATTATGTTCAGGGAATAGATCAATTACAGTATAATTGTAAGTACTTAGTAATTACATCATCACTTAAAGATCTTATGTGTTTTAGAAAGCTTGGTATTAATAATGTAGAATGCATTGCTCCGGATAGTGAAAATACTATGATTGGAGAATCAGTAATGAGTAAACTAATACCACACTATGATAAAATTATTGTATTGTTTGATAATGATG